CTCCGGCTTGAGTTTTAGAGCGAAGGCCTATTCGAGCTGACTGTAAGAGAAGTACTTCTTGCTAGAATCCTTCTAGAGGACTGCCAGACACGCATGACTGTCAACCAACACCACACATGGAAAAAGTGGTGTCCTTGTAGCAGAGACGGTCTTTTTGTCAAGATCTTTCTCTTTAGTCTGAGCTATAGTGGCCGCAAAATTAGGTAGCGACATGCAACTCAGATTTAGAGCTCGAGTCACCAGCGAGATCGTCTCGAAGTTGTGGCCTCCAATACCATCTTCTACAAGTTTTGCCATGGCATAGGCAGAATGACATGCTGTCGCGTCGACCTGGGGTTCAGCGTATGCCAGATGAGCTAGTGCCTTGAAAAAGCACAAATGATCTGACGGGGAAACGATTTAAACCACAGAGTCGGGCATCTAGTATGCACACCCCTTTCCAATCAACTTGTGAATAGCCAGACGATATGAAGTCCACAGGCCATCCTGTTGCTCAATGTACTCACACTCCGTCGGGAACTCGCGGAGAAGCGTTTTCTGAGCTTCATCACAATCTATCTCACAGAAACTATCTCGACCTCTAAAGACATCACCTTGCAAGATCCCTCGCTTGACTGCGTCCAGTCTAACGTTATCGGGCCAATACTAGGAACATCTTTTGACGAACTCGAATCGCGCTCCACACTTGTCTTCTACTGCTAGCCACTCCGTTTCAATCGGAGTATTCTTATTTCCATTTTGAATGGCATTCAGACACCCCGCCACTTTCTTGAAGAGAGATTTGTAGATCTTCACCCAGTCGACCTACTTGAAATCGCCAAGGCAATAGTCTCCCTTGTCGTCCACCTCAACAGCAGAAAAGTCTCCGTTCTACACCCTGCGGTGCTTTGCCAGATCGGGGACCACCTACTTCAGAAGTGGGGGCAACTTGACTTCCTTCTTCTCCACGCCAACCAGCGGCATCTGACTTTCCAGTTAAGTCAGATATGCGCCATACTGGGGGCCAACAGCAGCCTGAGGGAACGGATAACAGTCGAGACTGAGAGTATCAAACAAATGTTAATGACTGACGCTCAATCTCGTTTTGGCAAACTCTTCTAGTTCACGACATTGCTCGCGATCATAGGAACGAATCAGACAAGTCTGATATAGTTTCCATTTCATCGCATATACATCTCTCCGATGGGTTACAGGATACATCAAGCAGTGACTCCAATCAGCTGCGCCATGAATGGCGCTTGCCGTAGCCTTTCTGATAATTGGAACATAGCCGTGTTTGTGCAACAGATCGTTGTATACTTCTTGCAGGTCGTGATCATCGTGAGCTTGTTGCCATGTCATCCCCTCAGGATCTATCTCGTTGCAGATCATGGAGAAGAGGAAGCGGACTTCATCGTAAGCGTTGTGGGCGACGCCTTGATCCTGGGGCTTGCAGACTAACCAATGGTTTTGTCTTTGAAGATCCCTGAATTTCAGGCCGGGGAAGATCGTACTCTCCGCGTTCGAATCGAAGGCGTACAGATGGTAACCGTCACCCAAAAGCTCCTCGAGTCGCTGCCGGACCGACATCAAGTCAGTGGGCTCTTTGTGGAACCTCTTTATCTTGCTCATGGAGCCAACTGAAGCTAGCTTAATTCCCTCCCTGATGAGGTAGCTCTCCA